GATGTTACTGTAGTAAGAAAGCTTACGCTTCTGCTTACGTGCAGTATCTTTGTCTGCGTCTAGTCCACTATTCCATAGTGTCCTATTTAATTCACCGACAGGATCCTTTTGGTTAAGTGTGGTGAGAGAATTCTCAATGTACCAACCACCTGGTCCTTGAAATGCATGACTCCATACCTGTGCCCAAGGGAGATCTTCTCCGTCTGGCTCTGGTAGGAAACGGATAACAGCATAACCGTTACCACTTTTATCTACCTCTGGTTTCCAGAGTCTTTCATCTGGACCCCTTCCTTGAGGCTTGGAAAGGTTTTCTATCTGTTGTGTAAGCTTAGCAAACTTACCAGACTTGCTCTTTAGTGATGCAAATGACATTCGTATTTGTCTCCGAAGTTGTATTGTGATATTGCTACTGGATTATAGTAGCACGACTATTTAGGCTTGTCAACACCTTGATCTTTAAGATCTTTTCTCCACTGACGGAGTTTTGTCTCCATCTGATCTAGTACCATATTGAGGTTAAGACCACCACTATATTCAGTGGACATCATCTCAATTCTCTTCTTGATTTCTTTTGCTGAGTCATCATCCTGTAACTCATTTGCTGCTAGTTGTAACCGTGCATAGAATACTTTCTGTTTAGCAACCAACTCTAGAGTCTTCTCAATATGCTCTAGTCTCTCCTGTGGATTGAATTCCTTCAAACCAGCAGACATCTTCAAGAGTTCAGTATAACACTCTTGAATTGCTTCTAGTTCCTCTTGCACTACTTCTGATTGAAAGAAATTGTCATTCATAGGTTTAAAATGCCTTTACTTGTCCGTTTAATGTAGTTTAATTGTTGTGCGTCCCATTTGATCTTGTCCTTTAAAGGTTTAGAGATCAGTTTACCCACTGTCTCCACTTCAATCTCATACTCTTCACATACTGAGGCTACACCCTCGATATAATTTATAAGACCATTGCTGTCTTTTACCCTATCCTCAACGAGAGAGGTAAACTTACCTTGTGTCATAAATTTCTCTTCAATTTCTTTCATTGTATAACTTGAATGTTAAGGTGGGAAACACCACTGGAATTAATCAGTCCTGTTGGGAACCAATTTGCTGCTACTGTTATTCTATCACAGTCACCTAGGTTAGGAGTAGCTTTGTGCCTAATAGTAGGTGGAAAAACCATATACCTACCAGGTACAGTTGGTTCTTCATGAGTTAGATTAAATTTATCATCCCAGTCCTTAGAATTAAAGGGCCAGATGTTACTCTTATCATAGTAAGGGTTAGGATAGTACCACTTAGTAGTACCACTATTACCTGACACAAAGTAATTGCTACTCATAAAGCAATTAGAATGAGTATGGTCATAGAACCAGTCACCTTTTTTATTTAGATTTGCCCATGCAGCATTACATACCAACTTATTCGGTATACCCATCTCATCACACACTTCGGCCATGCAGTCTTGCATCCAGTCGAAAAGATAAGCGAGGTCTGGGTTATTATAAAGGTCACTCCCTCCTTCACCTTCAAGCTTGACACCCTCCCAAATTAGATTGGTGTCATTCGGTCTCCAAGGTAGGAGTGTAAGTATCTTAGCAATCTCCTCTATCTTGTCTGGATTAATATCAAACTTAAAGAAAGGGATACCTAATACTTCCTGCTTCATGCTACAGTCTTCTCATTATGATAGTCTCTTATCCAATCGATAAGAGTGTCTATGTATGGTATTTTATCATACTTTTCGACCACTTGCATAGTTCCGTCTTCTGCTACTGATATTGTAACAAGTTTATCAACCTCTACGCCAGTCTGCTCGTAATACATGTAAGCATACGCTGCTTCTTGGACAAAGAACTTATCAAGGTGCTCTTCCTTCTTAAGATTCTTTGTGGTCTTGAAATCTATAATAGCAAGCTCGCCATCAAACTCAGCAATGCAATCAACACGACCAGCAATGAATAGGTTGCGACTATAAAGAGGGGCTTCAACAGCATGAATATTATTGATCCGATCAAGAGTCTCACGAGCAGACCTAAAAAGGTACGTGGGAAGACCCTCGCTCTTCGTATCTTCTTCCAATTCATTTTTTAAATACTTCTCCACTAAGTTATGGTACTGGGTACCTCTCCATGCAGATGCACGTCTGATCTTCTCTGCCTCAGCAAATCCAATACGTTTCTGCCATGCTAGTATACCATGCTTGGAAGCATTACTACACACTGTGGTGACACTTGGACACCATTTGTCATCTATTTTATAGAATCTTCCAGAATCAACAGTCCTACTCTCAACCTCCTTAAGAGGTTTAGCAGGACCAACATAATTAAACATTAATCAAAACCCATTTCATGTTTGCAGATGAGGTAGTCTCGAATGAAACCAGACCTCACGATATCATTGATACCGAACTCAACACAGGAGAATGATTCCATTGCCTGTGTGATCTTCATGAAGTCTAGCACACCAGTCCTCTCGTGTGACTTAACGAGGTCAGACTGTGTGTAATCACCTGAGAATATAATTCTACTATCCTGACCAACACGAGTGACAATACTGTCTAACTCATGGAAGTTTAGGTTAGAGAACTCATCTACTATTATAATAGCTCTGTCAAGTGTTATGCCACGCAAGAAAGAAGTAGACCAGAAATCTATTGATCCTTGGTTTCTTAGGTTTTCATATAATACTTTGAATGCTCCCTCATCAGGCATGTTAAACATGTATCGCACCATGTTTTTATATGGTGTCTGATATAGGTTAGACTTGTCTTCCTCATCACCTGGTAGGAATCCGATCTCTCTTGTAGGGACAAGAGACCTGACAATATATACTCTATCATAAGGAGAAGATGGTTCCAATACTGCCTGTAATGCTAGGTAGAGACTGATAAATGTCTTACCTGTACCTGCTGACCCATGCAACACTAGATTCTGGCCATTCTTGAACGCATCAAAAACATCTTCTTGACTAGCTGTCAAAGGTTCGATGACCCTGAGATGCTCAAGGTTGATGGGTGGCTTCCTCTTCATTGCTCTTGATACGGTACCGTTTCCGTTTCCGTTACCATTTTTCCTTTTCTTTACTGGCATAATTAAGTAAACCTCGAAAGGTTAGCACGTGGATGTTTCTCTTGGACTTTACTCATTACTTCTTTAAATCCATCCGATTGTTTCGGATCTCCGTATGTAGTACCAGCGATGCCTTGACTCCAGTCTTTATCCCAATCGGGATTCTCCTTCCTCCATTCATCGTAGGCTTTCATAGTCATGGAGAGTTCTTTCTTCTCTCCTGTAGTTTTATTTATCACAGGGTATGTTGGCATTAGTCTATCCTCAGACAAGGTTGAGTGTCTTCCCATCCATCATTGTAGTTACAACCACAGTCATCAACATCGGGACACCATCCCAATGCTTTAGATATGGTAGGGAAATTACATATAAAGTGGTCACGACATAGGTTTGCTATGTCCATGTGCTCCTTCTGTGTACCATTAGCGGTACGTAATTGTATATAGTGCATCCATGACCTAGCACTGCCAGTCATGTAGATCCTAGTTGGTGTTGCTAGGGGGAGAACAAACCTCGCACACTCCTTCGCAATGCCCTTAGATAATAGGTCATTGTATAAGTCCATCCCCTCTTTGAAATATTGTGAAATTCGGCCTTGTAAGTACGCCTTCTCGGTTTCTGCGATGTCATCTATACTATTCTGTCTATTCTTGGTGTCTTGTCTCCTGAGTTCTGGTACCACTGGTGCATCAAGAAGGTTAGTGTCTGCATATCTCTGGGAAAACTCTTGGAATGTGAATGACCTGTGTCTAAGAATCTGTGCAGCAATACCACGAGTAGTATTAATCTCTAACGTCATGTGTGCTTGCTCAAAGATAGACCAGTGTCCATGCTTGATACAATACCCCAGTAGTTTATCTACCTTTGGATTGTCTTGATTATTTGGGTTGCTTACTCTGGCAACATACCCAATAGTTTTCTCTGCGTCAGGTGTGACGCTCACTAAACATACTTTAGTCATACCAATGTCTGATTACTCCGCTAACAATAAAACAATTAGTAACAAGATAAGAAAGGAATATAATAGTCCGTACGACAACCACGTGGTTGTCATATCTTTTGGTTCTCTCATCTGAGAATGATCCGAGTGCATACTTCCAGATCCTCCACCATCTAGTCATACTTCCTCAAAAGAATACGAGACACTACATAGAGTCCCATCGCTGACCAGTAACCTAGGGTTGCTAGTCCAAATATACCTGGAATACATGCATTCCATACTAACATAAGAACTAAAGGTGAGAGGAATAAGTTAGCAGTTGCTTGCACAACTTGCTTACCCAACTCCTGATTCTTTTCATCCTCTGTCATTTCCTCGACAGGTTTAGATGCCTTACGAGGGTCAAAATATACAGTCATTCAATAATATCCTCCAATTTAAACAGAGATACAAACTCTAGATCGTTATCCTTCCATGTCTGATGGTCTTCCATCCTATCAACGATAGCAACGACACGTTTAACAATATAACCTGCGTCACGCAACACTCTGACTGCTTGCATTGCACTACTACCTGTAGTAGTTACATCTTCTAGGACTGTGACAACTGATCCTTTGGGTGGTTTATTACCCTCGATGTATTCCTTTGTGCCATATCCTTTGGCATTCTTTCTCACAATGAGAGCATCAATGTGTTTGTTACCTTTATAGTATGCCTTCTGTGCAACACCACATACTAGAGGGTCAGCACCTAATGTCAGTCCACCCACTGCTACTGCATCTGAATCGATCTCTTTGATCATTAGATGTGATAGGAGTGCGTTTCCTTCACAAGATAGAGTCACAGGTTTACAGTTAACGTAATGCTCTGATCTCTTACCTGATGAGAGAAAATAATCTCCACGTTTATATGCTCTCTCCTTCAACAGGTGAAGTAGAGTTGCTCTGTGCATAGTATCAGTCATTTTTTCTTCTTACTCTTGAAGGTGGGTTTGGTATTCAAAGGGTTCTCAAATTGTGCTGGTTGTCTAGTGCCTTTAGTGTAAGACATCCTCTGCATACAATGACCAAACATATCAAAGTATGTGTCAAAGATACTAACAGATTCACCCATCACTATATCAAACCAGGTTTCATCCTTTACCTTTAATTCTAGCAAGTATGCATTAGTTGGCAACGTCTTATCGTTTGCTGCGTCAGGTGTGCAACCAGTCTTGATGATTGAACATCCGTTACCTGCTTCATTAATCTGAAGGATCTGATCTTCAGTTAGTTTCATCTACCTCTTCCACCCCATTCAATAGAAGGGAATGCTTCTTGCACTGTTGCTTTAGTGATTCTATATCTCTTATGCAGTGTCTTATTAACTGCCTTTACTACTACCTCTGCTTCACTCTCGTGAAGACCCTCAAGTAGTTGGATAAACATACTCTCTACCTTCATAGGTTTGAGTGCATCGTCACCACCTACAAAGAATCGATAGAGTTTCTTAGACTCCTTCTCAAGTAGTGTGTGCTCGGTTCCTTTAGGTGCCTCATTCTTACGATAAGGTACGTCCTCACCAAGTGGGACACGAGGTTTCAAACTCTCGTCATAATTCATAATGAATACGGATCTCAATCCAGGTGTGTTGTTGTCCTGTAAGATCCTAATCTTCTCTGCTTTCGTCTTAGCATTATGTGCCTTCTGAAGCACTTCAGAAATCATAAGTCTCATAGTTACTCAGTCTCATCGTCATACATTGTATCATCTTCGTTGTGAATACGCAAGTATATCAATTCAGATGGATCAACAGGTCCATCTTCGCCCTGCATCTCAGGATGCATAACGATTTGAGCATACTCTGCGTTGTCTCTCCACGTATCAAAGATATCCTTTAGGTTCCATGATACCACAAAACCTAATAAAAAACTACCTATTGTTAGGAAGAATGCAATGTACATGAATGACATGTCGGACATAGGAATTCTCCCTTACTAATTTTTTTTATTTAGCAGACTTCTTAGGTCTCCCTGGTCTACGGTTTTCATAATAAACTTTTGCATCATCAATCACAGTCTCAAAATACTTTCGTATCTTACGTGCCTGTGGTTTAGGTATATTACTATAGGCTTCAGACATATACTTGTCACGTGCAATGTACTGTGACAATTCGTCTACCACCTGTGTCAACTCACCCATAGAGGATGAGTCAATTAATTCTTTCGTTTGTTTGCGTGTCCACTTGTTGCCAGTCAGATACGACTTCATATTAAGAAGGAATCTCCCATTCAACATCGCTTCATCAATTGCTCTGTCGATAATAGTATAAAGCTCTTCAGGGTTGGGGTCCATGTATGTCATAGGTAGGTGTTTTCTCGGAGGTATTTAACAGTTTCTGTGCATCCACCCATTTTATATCCTGCGATGATAACTTGAGGGAAGGTTGCACGTTGACCAAACTCTTGTTTGAACTGCTCCCTAGTAAAGTTAACATCTAATTTGTATTCTGCAAAGCCCCATCCTTTACTCTTGTAAAGTTCTTTAATCTTTGTGCAAAAACCACATCCTTCTCTGGTATAGATTGCGGTGTTTCCTGGTGTCTTGGCCATATTAATAGTAATGAAAAGAAAAAAGGGTCACGTTAGTGACCCTCTATTTAGTTAGATATAAGCACTCACTTAGAAAGTGAACTTAACGCCTGCTTTAGCACCCCAGTTAACTAGAGACTCACCGTTGCTATCTTCGTCAGTAGCACCAGAGATCTCACCGTAAAGTGAAGTAGCATCTGCGATTGCATAAGATCCACCAACCTTACCAGAGAAGTCAAGATCAGTATCATCAGTAGACTCAGCATGGTTAAGTGCTGGACCACCTTGTACGTAGTATGCAATTTTACCTTCAGTACCTGCAACTCCTTCGTAACCTACGTGAAGATCAGTAGAAGCAGAAGAATACTCACCATCAGGGTAAGACAGGTTGGACTCGACATTCACATATGGACCAGCAAAAGCTGCACCAGCGAATACGAATGGAGATGCTGCCAAAGCAGCGATTGTTGATTTAATAGACATGTTTTTGTTTAAGTGTCTCGCAAGGATACAAAAAGACCCTGCGGATGATAGTAACCCCCGACATGGGGTACTTTAATTTCCAACGCAGGGGCACGATAGTTTCGATTCCTTTGTTAAGAAGTATTTATAATATCAGGACTTACGGATATCCGTCAAGCCCCCTTGTGACAGTTGTGTCACTGGTACATGTAAGATGAGTCACCTACATCCACATAACCTTTGGGTAACACGTTGAATGCTAGTGAATATCTCTCATACTGAGAGTAATTCTTTAACACTCTGTGTCTTACATCGCTAGGAAATAATAATATAGTACCCTTCTCAGGGACTATAGTCTCATCGGTAGCGTTGTATTCGTTATCCTGTGAGGGAGTAACGTAAACCCCACTGGGAGGGTTTACAAACTGAATAGGAGAAGTATTATTATCGTATTCATCGAAATATACTACACCACTAAACCAAGAATTGCAATGTGCATGCTCATCTGCTGACCCACCTTCTAATGTGGCAGTGAACCAAGAGGTAGTGATCTGGACATCACAATGGTATCCCAACTCACATATAACCTCTCGCACCTTGCGATAGAAGTAATCGTGCACTGCTTGTTTGTTTTGTAAGACATGCTTATTAACAGTCACAGCACTCCGACCACCCTCATCCTCAGAGAAGTCAAACTCCTCTAGCATGTCTGTGAGAATATCACAGACCTCTGGATTAATCCTGGAGGTTGCTAGGGGTTTTGGAAATAGGGGTTGAAGTTTCCACATCTCTTAACGGTTCCATCTTAATGAATTGCTCATTCAAATTATAATATAATTTATAGTTACGAGTGTTAACCCAGTAACCTTTAATTTCTGATCCATCACAGTGGTATCCATACCCTGTTACTGGTTCATTCACTCCATCGATCTTGAAAGTCTTACTACTTCCAATGTAAGACCCGTACTTCTCCTCCAGATTAATCATTGTCCTTGTCAGTTTTCTGTAGTTTATCACGTAACTCCTGCTCTTGCTCAGGTGTTAACGAACTGTTATTTATGTTGGTTTCATCACATTCTTCACGAGGGTCAACATATTCGGCCATTGCTGCCAGATTTGCCTCAAGATCTTTAGGCGGTGTCCATGCAGCACCCTTCGGTTTGTAGTCGAGGGACTTCACCTCTGCTAGAGGACTCCTCCAATACTTCTGCATCTTCTTGAGCATCTTCTTCTTACCTTTCGGATCATCCTTATACTTTTCGATGACCTTCTTGAGAGTCCTTAACTCTCGTGATGATTTCTCCAGAGATCTTTCTGCATTGATCTCTCGTGGGTTAAAGCCTGCCATAATTTAAGGTGGATCTGTACATTGTGTGAGAGTTACTTTAAATCTAACTCTGAATTTTGCTTTGTCGGTACCTGAATACCATACAACTGAGTCTTTATTGTGTGACTCTTGATAGAAGGCTTCCTTAAGACTCCTCCTTACTAGGTCTTCATTCTCCCACCAAGCAAGTTGTTTACCGATTGGGAATGAGAAACCTGCTTCTTGATCAGGATAGTAAGGAGTCTGTGATGGATCCTCACCTGATCTATTCCTCATAGGAGGCCATGTTAGCACAAACTCTGACCCTTTAGTGTATCCTTTACCCTGATCTATGACATCAATGACATGAATCATTGCTTGCCAGTAGTGTACCTGTTTAGATGAGGTAGTCTGGTCAAAGATAACTGGGTAGAATGTAATACCTACACGTATCTTAGCAGCATCAGCATAGTTTCCACCACCAGTACCATGATAGTTATCAAGGGTATAGTCCTGTTGGAATGTGATAGGAGAGAAGTAAGTATCTCTCTGTGGATTCTGTGCTGCACCATCCCAGATGTTATTTACAACAGTCAGGTAATGGTTGCCAACAGAGTCAGCACCAACAGTATACCACGGTTTGCTTCCTCTTGCAAACGTGGTGGGTGCTGCTTCATTAAGGATGTCTCCATATCCCTGTGAAATATCGTTACCACTCAGAGTTTCAAACCTAGTGAAGAGATAGTCCTCAACAAGATGATTGTATGTCCCTGAGAGATTCCTATAATTATAGGACTCTAATACTGTAGCAGAGAAATAGTTTGCTGTCTGATCATAGAGATACCCTGTGTCTATGTAAGCACCAGGTAATGTAGGCATCGCACTGTTGTTTATTACCCTACTCTGTCCTGGTATGTCTGGATTGTTTTGGAGTGATCCATGCATAGCGACTGGTATATTATTTGCCCAGACATATGTGTATGGATCTCCTGGATCAGGCACGTTGTCCTCACTCCATGACTCTGACTTAAGAGAACCTGCTTCCCAATCAAATTCTTGTGCGTTGGTAGGATTAAATGAGAATGCAAATCCTTCTATCTCTCCACCCTGTTTAGTAATTGGGTTGAGTGTTGGGTTACCTGTACCTTTTGCTATCACACTATCATGTGACTGAGTGCCAAGATTGATCTTGAATGCACCCTCAAACATAGTAGTGTCGATTGCATAGAGTGCTGCCTCTAGTGATATGTCACCTGTAACTGCACCTGTATCAATACTTACTACCTCAAAGGTTAGATCATCATCAGGTTCTAGAGTGATGTCCTGATCGTATAAGTCTCTACCTATTGCAGGCCAATACTGTGCTTCAAACTGCTTCTCCCATATTAATACTGTATTCTTCTTCATACGCATAGTAAACTTCATGCATGCTCCGAAGAGACCACCATTAATACCACCCATAGATACAAACCTAAAGGTACCACCGACTGCTGCTTTAATAGTCTGGTTGGTATTTAATTTGACTGAGTATTCACCATTACATTGTCCACACTCCCACTCCACATCGTTAGCAAAGATAGCAGGGACTTTATTACCGCAGTCCATGCGTCTCATAACTACGTCCTTAAAGCTGGCCTTTAATATTCTAGCGTCGCATTTTGTTGAAGGGTCTATCTTTCTCATCACCTTCTCTGGTGCTGCTCCTGCATAGAGATAGCATTGGATACCCTCATACTTGTAACCACCATACGTCCACCCTAACTTGTGCCATAGTCTTAGGTCATCATAGTCATCGTCACCAGCGATAAGGTCTTCCCAGAATTGATTGTTCTTTCCTTGCCACTTGGTTTGATCCTTCTGCATAGGATTCCATGTCCTATCACTGAAGAGACAGTAGTTATTCTGTGCTGTATTGATACCTGTTGCTCTGAAACCACCTGAGTAAGGAGAGTTAAGTGGAGTGAATTCTACCTCTTGCATGATGCTGAGTGAATTCTGGCCACCACCATTAGGGATCAAGAAAAATCCCATCGTCCCTCCAGCATACTGACTGAGTTTCAGACTGTTAACCCATGCTGTGTATATATTGGTACCATTCCTAGCACTCGTTACAACAATACGTCCATACTTAGGACCAGTTTCATCTGCTAGGTAGAATCCAAGTGCGTTATCATATCCTGCTCCTCCTTTCTCAACATCCATCTGGATGTCAAGGTCTGCCTTACATTCTATAGGTATACGATAGCACCACCTCTTAGGTATCTTCCTAGGCATGCCACCTACTATCTCACCATCAATAGTATACTTGTGATCGAAAGGACTAGGACTCCAGAATCTATGGAGTGCCTCTGCTTGCTCATCATCATGTAGATAACTTCTCATTGAGCTAGCACTTGGGAATACATGTCCCAAGACTTCACCACCTGCCATGCCAGAATTATTCATAGTCTGACGTTCACCTGCACCAGGAGTATCAGGTTGACCAGGATTAGTAGTTAAGAATGTATCTTGCTGTGTTGTTGAGTAGAATCTAAACAGTGGGACAGTTACATTTGCTATAGGTTGTGCAAGGATATAGAATGCTGGTTTAGAATTAGTTAAAGTGTAACCTGACTTGGCACCATTAGGATCATATGCATGGTCAGAACCAGTGTTAGTAGATACGATACTGAAGTTAGCATTACAATCATTACCATCCAGATCCTTCATGCATATTCTGGTGTTGTTATCAACGATAGTAAACCCACCAGAGTTACCATTCATAGTAATTTGAGTGGTACCAGCACCAGAAATATTAAGTGTATGAATCTCTGAACCAGATCTACCTGTCCTTGTCCACTGCTGTCCGCCCATCTGAATGTTATTGATGGCAACATTATATGTGTTAGGGTTATCATTCCACTGTAGTTTTAGTACCGCAACAGCAGTACCAGTACCAGTAGCAACTAGATTACCTGACCCATCAAATGATAATGCCAATGTCCCTGTGGACATGTATGATTCATAGATTGGTATCCTATCTGGGAAACAATTCTCTACACATACCTCAGTCTGGTTGCCACTCCATCCATTAGGCCAGTAGGCATCACAGTTTGCCTTGGGTGGTTCCCATTGACCACCAAGGTAAGGTCTGAAGAGACAGTCCAGTGCATTCCTAACACAAGTTTTGAATGGGTCACCAGGTAATCCCTTATCTATATCACAGTAATATTTCTCACCAGTTTCTATGTGCTCCCACCATCCAGGTGAAGGGAAGCCAGGCTCCTCGTAATCTTTTAATGCTCTAAGTAAATTCTTTTCTAATAACTTTCTAACCTCATCGCACTGGTCATCGGGTCCAGTCTTAACGATATACCAACTCTGTCCTGTTGTTGGTGGGTGAAGTGTTACTTTCATTGGAGGGAGCCACCCAAACTCTCTATTCATCCACGGTCCCCAAGGAGGTAACTGCCAATCAATACCAAAGTCAGGTGTCGGGGTGGGTGGTGTCAACTCTGGGATTCCTGGCGGAGTAGAGTAACACCTCTCAACTATCCTTCTTATAACATCACCAGGTTTAGGGTCAGGTGGTACTACAGGAGGGATTTGTACTGGTATTGGATTCTGTTCATCCAATACGTTAGGTAGGTTATAAACTGGGACACTGTAACATCTCCCAACTATATTTCTTATTGCTTCGCCAGGATTGATAGTAGGTACTACATTACCTGCCGACCCAGAAGTAGGTACACTAGGATTTAACTGGTCTAAAGGATTCGCTGCCAGTATACCACTTGGTGTTGAATAACACCTCTCTACTATATCTCTTATGGTTTCGCCAGCCATGCATTACATACACCTACACTTTATTTAGTGTGGGTTATAAACTCTTAGTACGATTAATGTTACTGCTAAGATGATGATTAAAATTAATGTTAGTGCTGTCATTACCAATTGTTCCTTAATAAAGACTTGAAGTCTTGTTGTGTTTCCATGTTGCAGTAGGTAGCAATGACTGATAAGAAACTAAAGTAACTGTAATTATATGCTGTGCCTTGCACCCTATGTTTCCAGTTACCTTGCTTTGCATCCTTCAATATATTATTCCATGTGTCAGTGGGTTTCCAAAGACTCTTAGCATAGTCCCAGAATGGTGTGTCATACTTAGAACCATGTGCATAATGGTAGAGAAGGAAGTTAGCATTCTCACAGATGTCACGCTGATTATCTGCAACCATCTCATTAATACTAGCACCTTGTAAAATATAACGCAAGGTTCTCTCAATCCACACCATGTATCCTGTAATACTTGTTGCTTCTAATGGTTCAATAAAGAAGTATTTGTTTCCATTCATAAAGATCCTACCATCTAAGACAGGATTCTTTGCACAATAATTATGGAATGATCTCCAACCAGTTACCTTTGCTTCACCAAACTGCTCATGGAAATTCTCTAGTGCCTCTTCATCTGTTGTGATGTCACTGTTGAAAAGATATCCCATTGATGTCCTACTCTGTAGTGGGATAACAAAACACCAACCATCTTTAGTGGCAACATTATCAGTGGTGCAATAGACTCTAGTATATGGATCAGTTTCGGCCAGTAGTACTCTGTTGAGGGGATTTTGCAACAGTGTATAGCGATCAAAGGTCTCACTTGAGCACGTCCTTCCACTGAAGGGTGACCCTCCACAATCATAGATGTAATCAGCATCAATATTATATCCTACCTTCTTAGGGATGCACTTAAAGTATTGTGACATGTCATCACAAAACATCTTAGGATCAAAGTGCATTGCCACTCGGTTAATACCGAAGTCATGGAACCAATCCTTACCACCCCATCCACTGTAACTAATACCTGTCTTGACAGTTTGATCCCACTTAGCATCTCTCCAGTTGTTGTACAACATTGGACCAATAGATGACCAAGACTCTGGTGATCTCTCTTCAAACTGTGTGATTAAATCTAATAGATTAGGCCACGACCCTGATCCTACAGGTTCAATTGGTGCATCTGGGTCATAGTATATCTCAATCTCAGAGGAAGGGACGTGTGCCTTCCATGCCATTGCAGTAAGGATACCTGCTAATCCTTTGCCGATGATTGCTACTTTCATAATAATATTCCTGTAAATTATATAGGAGTGGTGGGACTCGAACCCACACTGTGCAGATTTTAAGTCTGCTGTCTCTGCCGATTGGACTACACTCCCTGGCGACTCAGGTAGGATTCGAACCTACGACCAACGCTTTAGAAGAGCGATGCTCTTG